CGGTGGGGCGTTGAGGTCCATTGGGTTGAATATGCCGGAAAGAAAACCTGGAAGCGGGTGAACTATGAAACGGCCAGCCGGAACGGGAAACCGTTTGAGATCCTGATTGAAGAAAGAAAATATCTTCCCAATCCAGTTACCCGGTTTTGCACCGTGGAAATGAAAATTCGGTCAATGGATCGGTACGCTATTCAAGGTCTTGGATTTGAGGACGGGCACACCGAAGTCGTTGGTTTGCGCTACGACGAACCGCACCGGGTTCACCGCATCAAAGCAAATAAGCGGGCCAATGAGGTTTCCTGCCCAATGTTTTGGGCCAAGCACTCAATTGACCACGTTGGGGCATTTTGGAGTCAACAAGATTTCAAGTTGGAAATTCCCCGGGCGTTGGGCAATTGTGTTGGGTGTTTTCTTAAAGGTCGTGATAAACTCGAATGGATCGCAAAAGATTCCCCAGAAACGTTGGAATGGTGGGCGAGGCAAGAAGAAAAACTGATCGGCAATCAGGGAACCAAGTCGGGACGTTTTCGGTCAGATCGTCCGTCTTATCGCGGCATGTTGAAAATGGCCGCATCACAACAAACCTTTGACTTCCAGGATTCCGACACCCTGCCTTGCCACTGCACGGAGTAAAACGCATGACGGACTATAGAGGTCTTTTACTGATCATCATCCCCGCGATCATCTGCTTTGCGTGGTCGTGGGTGCTGGAAGCGATTGACGAAATGAAAGGCGATGAGGAGGAGGTGAAATGCTGACTTGGAAGAAATACACCCGCGACACAAAGCCCCCCATCGGCGAGGATTGCGCGATCATCGTCCCGGGGCAGACAAAGCCCGTCCTGGGATGGATCACGGAAAACCCGACGCAGCTTAGGGAAGACTGGTACTCCCCTGGCATCGGGTTCATCAAAGAGGTCACGGCGTTTGTGAAATTGTCAGATTTGCCGGTGGAGGCGATGCAGTGAATGAAAAACAGCTTAGGCAAATCAAAGAAGATTTAGGCGTGATTATTATCAGCAATCAGGCCATGAGGTTTTACGATCACACACGGAACTTGCTGAAGGAAGTCAGGAGACTCCAAAGGGAAATCAAAAAACAGAAAGCGGGGGCACGATGACCGAAACCGAACTTGCGGAACTGGACCGGATGGAGAAGGCAGCGACGCCGGGGCCGTGGAAATGCAAATGGTTTGAGGGGCTAACACCAAAGTCCCATGTCCAACCAGAAATGACAATGCTTGACTGGGACATGGTTTGCAAGGCACGCAACGCCTTGCCCAAACTGATCGAGGAAATCCGGCGATTGCGGGCATTAGCAGCATATGCCAATAACGAGTTTGCAAAAATTCTTGTAGAAGTTAAAGATATACGAAAAATAATTGTTGGGGATGCCCCATGCAACCCATCACCCTGACGCTTCCCTTGCCACCGTCCACAAACAACCTCTTTGCCGGGGCAGGCCGCAGACGCCGCAAATCCGAAGGCTACCAAAAATGGCTGACGGCGTGCGATGCGGACTATCTGCAAGGCAACATCCCCCGGGGCAGGTTCACCGGGCCCGTCGAGATCAGCCTGACCTACTTCCCGGGCAAAGGATGGCGCAACTTCCCCGGGCCAAGCTGGATGGACAGCCGGGACGGGGACAACATGGAAAAAGCGGTCCTCGACTGGCTGGTCCTTGCCAATTACCTGACCGGCGATTCTTGGCGATGGATTCGGGCATCACGGCGAACACTGGACCCCACACCACAGGAACGGGCAGGGGTGCGGGTTACGATCACACCATGGGAGGAAAGCGGAGCATGACCGAGAAAGGAATCCTGCAACTGAAGGCCAAGGACAACACGATCCGCAAAAGCCAGTACAAATTTGCCAAGGCCAACACCCAGGCAATCAACCCGCATTTGCTCGCCACCTTTGTCGAACAAATCGAGAACGGCAAAACCGCAACGGTTGACGATATCAAAACCCTCGCAGGTGAAATATTCCGATTGCGTGGCAGAATGACGGTTTTGAAATCCGATTTAGCCAAGGAACGCCAATTGACCGCCGATCTACAGGCCAGACTTCGCCAGAAGCGGCCTCCGCTTCAATTCTGACGCGTTTTTGTTTGACAAATGCCACTTTGTCCGACAAGATGCCACAAAACGCGCCAGAGGGCCAATTTTGAGCGAAAGACTGCCAAGCGAAAAATTCTGCCAGCGGTGCCGGGCGATCCTCACGAGTGACCAGCCCGTTCACCTCGTGGCACTCACACGGGGACCTACGGTCCCCGTTGAGACCCTGGCGGACCGTCTCGACCTCGCGGCCGAGCGCGTTACCGGGCTAAGTCTCGCCAACTGGCGGATACTCTGCCGTACATTCCTGCCGGAAGCCTTTCCCGAACCAAAGCTTACAACGGAAAACTTCAAGGCTACGGAAACCCAACCGGGCACAAAAGATAACCTCCGCATCCTGGCAGAACGGGCCATCCGCAAACACCCAACCATCCACCCGCAGGACAACAAACACCGGCCAGACCCAGACCCGGTTTGACAAAGACCGACAACCATGGGAGCATATACCCCACAGGGGGAACAAGTTATGGCGAGAAAAGCGCCAGCGAAAAAGGACAAACTGAACGATTATAAAAAGCCCGGGCGGCACCTTACCTTGCCCGAGATCCTTGACGGCATTGAGAGAAGTGAAGGAACCGTAACCAGCGTGGCCGACACCCTTGGCGTGGCAAGGAACACGGTTTACCACTGGATCGAGATTCACCCGGAAGTAGGGCCAGCCATCAAGGACTGCCGGGAGAAGATGAAGGATTTTGTAGAGTCCCAGCTTCTCAAAAACATCAAGGCCCAGGATACCACCTCGATCATTTTCTTTCTCAAGACCCAGGGCAAGGACCGGGGGTACATCGAGCGGCAAGAAACACACCATAGCGGGGGCATCGACCTAAAGCCCGCAGGGGAATTGACGGATGACCAGCTTAGCGCCATCGCCCAAGGTAACCCCAGCGGAAGCGGCAAAGGAACTCCTTCGTAGGCGGCAGGCCCGCAAATCACTTCTCGACTTTGCCCGCTACGTCAAGCCAGATTACACCGTCAACTGGCACCATGAAGTTATCGCCAAAGCAATCGAGGAAATGATCCATGGTGACCTGCGGCGGCTTCAAATCAGCCTTCCACCACAGCACGGCAAAAGCGAACTGGCATCCAGGCTGATCCCCGCATTTTTATTTGGCCTCAATCCCGACGTCTCCCTAATCGCCACGTCCTATTCCGCCACCCTTGCCGAGAAGATGAACCGGGACGTTCAACGCATCATTGACAGCAACGAATACAAGGCACTTTTCCCCGGCACCCGGCTTAACGAATCCAACGTCCGAACCGCATCCGGGAACTACCTTCGGAACTCTGACACCTTCGAGGTCGTGGACCATAAAGGCGTTTACCTGTGCGCGGGCGTGGGCGGGGGCATCACCGGGCAGGGGGGCCAATGGCTGATCATTGACGACCCGTTCAAGAACCGTGAGGAAGCCGACAGCCCGACCTTCCGTGAAAAGGTGTGGAACTGGTACACCAGCACGCTTTATTCCCGGCAGCGAAAAGACGTGCGAATCATCGTAATCAACACCCGTTGGCATTGTGACGACCTGAGCGGGCGATTGCTCAAACAGTCCCAGGATGACCCCAAGGCGGACCAATGGAAAGTCATTGAACTCAAGGCCATTGCGGAACACGACCGGCCAGCATACGACCCACGGCAAGAAGGCGAGGCCCTTTGGCCCGCATTCAAGAACTTGCAAGAGTTGGAATCGATGCGGGCAACCATGGGCGAATACGACTGGTCAGCCCTTTACCAGCAAAACCCACGACAGGGCGGGGGTGTGGAATGGCCTGAGAAATACTTTGGCCCGCAAATCTGGTTCGACGAATGGCCCGGTCACCTCGACATTCGCACCACAGGCGTGGACCCATCCAAGGGCAGGGACGGCAAGCACGGGGACTACGGCCCCATCGTGAACCTGGGACGGGCACGGGACGGGCTTATCTACATCGAGTGTGACATGGAACGCCGATCAGCGGAATCTCTCGTGGAAACGACCGTGGAAAATCAGAAGAACTTCAAGGCGGACGCCATCGGGTTTGAGACGAACCAGTTTCAAGAACTCTTGGCGATCCAGGTCCGCAACAAGGGCAGGGCGGAAAACCTCGCTATCCCCATCGTGCAACTGGTCAACACCGTGTCAAAGGACATCCGCATCCGTCGCCTTGGACCCTACCTGGAGCAAGGCCAATTCCGGTTTAAGGCCAAGTCCAAGGGGACAAAGCTACTCGTGGAGCAATTACGGGATTTCCCCACAGCACAGCACGACGACGGACCCGACGCTTTGGAAATGGGCCTGCGAGTCATGATAGACTTGTGGAACGGCAGGAACGCCAACAGGAACAACCTCAAAGGAGTGAGAGCGCGATGACTAGCACCGTATGGCATACCGGCACCGAACTATTTGCACCCCCCAAGCCCAATCTGGCAAACGAGAAGCTGCAACGCCTCCGGGAGCAGCTTGAGGAAAAACGGCTGGAGATGGAAACCCGGGAAGCTGAAATCAGGCTCAACAGGTTGGAACACGTCCGCAACCGATCGGAACGCCTTGCCCGTCTCGTGGAAGGACCCGTGGCACCCGTCCCCGCATCATCCCCCACGCCACGGTCCCTGACCGAATCGGTCAACAACACCGATTACGCGTTGACGGCTTACGCGGACCTGATCAACAGGTTCACTGACAGCGGCATCGCCCCGTATCCCCTGACCTCGATTGCTGACCGGCGCTGGGGGCACAACTGGCCGTTCTGGCGATCCGAAAACGAGCTGGCCATCTGGCGGGCACGCGGGCGGCTTCTTTGCGGCATGTCGGCCAATGCTCAGGGCCTGCAAAACGGGCTGGATTCCTACATCATCGGCAAGGGGTTTAAGTGGGAGTTTAAGCCGAAAAAAGGCAGTGTGATTGACAAGGGCATCGTCGAGCAAGGTCAGAGGCTCTTGGACGATTTCCTTGAGAAGAACCGTTGGAGTCAGTTTGAGCGGGAAAGCCGAAACCGTGGCGGTGAAGACGGTGAAGTTTTCATCCGCATGTTTCCCAACACGGACGGCACCATGTCGGTGCGCTTTATCGAGCCAGAACAAGTCCGCGACCTGTCCCGGCACGGCGTTGACGGCACCTATGGCATCGTGACCAAACCGGACGATATCAACGAGGTCGTGAGCTATTCCGTGTCTTACGTCGCTCCAGGTGGATCGGCCAAGGAAGGGGACGACGAGGACGTTCCAGCGGCGGATATCGTCCACATTAAGCGCAACGTGAAATCGGGGGTGAAACGCGGCCTGACCGATTTCAGCTTTGGCACGGCTGACGCCTTTGAAAACGCCTCGAAGCTATTGCGGAACATGGGCCTTGGGGCAGCGGTTCAAGCGGCTATCGCGGGCATCCGGCAACATGACGTGGCCACGTCCGCACAGGTGGACACGTTCCTTGCCGTGGACACTGCCTACCAGCAACAGAACCCCGGCACGGGCCAGACCGATAGCTATCAGGTCTTGGACGCAGGCAGCTTTCTCGACATCCCCAAGGGGCAAAACTACGTTCCTCCCCCGGGAGCAGCAAACGGCCCGGCACACCTTTCCATCCAGCAAGCCCTACTTCGCACGGCAGGGGCACGCTACAACGCGCCAGAATGGCTTTGCAGCGGTGACGCATCCAACGGCAACTATGCTTCAAGCCTCACGGCAGAATCCCCCTTCGTGAAATCGTGCGAGAGTGAACAGCATTTCTACGGGAAGCACTTTAAGCTGGTTATCACGGCCTTCACCCTGAACGCAGTGAAAGCGGGCCTGATCCCAGACTACTTCCTCGATTTGGTGGACGTCACCTACACGCCTCCCCGGGTCCAGACCAGGAACGCCGCAGAGGAAGCCACCACCAGCGACGTTTACTTACGCAACAAGGTGACCAGCCCCCAGATCGTGGCAGCGCAACAGGGCCTCGAATGGGATCAGGTGGAAGCCGACTGGGAGGAATACGAAGAACGTTTCGGCGCGGCACCCTCACCCCTTCCCGGCATGGATGACGGCAGCGATGACGAGCTGGGGGACGATGACGGTGGAGACAAGCCCACGCCACCGAAGCCACCCAAGAAACCCGCACCGATCACGGAGGACTACGAACCAAAGCACGATTCCAAGACCGGGCAATTCACGGGAAATGGGGGCGGCAGCGGAAAGGCTGAACCGCAGAAGATCGGCAAGGGCAGCACGGGCGACGTGTTTAAGGTCGGCGATGAGGTCCACAAAACGGCCAAGGGCAAAACAGAGGGCAAGGTCTATTCGGAACTGAAAGGAGCGGTAGGCATTGCACAGGGCAGGGAAGAAGGCGGAAAGATCGTCACACCGCACTTTAAGAACATCGTGAGCCGGGACGACGTTCCATTGGCCCAGCGCAAGTCCATGCACCCCGTTATCACCAAGGCATTCCCGGACATCGCATCCGGCATTACTACACTTTCGAGGGCAGGTTATTCCTACAACGACCCCTTGCAGGTCGGTTTCGACAAAGACCGAAAAGCCCACATCTTTGATTTTTCCAACGCAGAAAAAAAAGACCCCAAGGAAGCCCTATCAGATAACCTTGGCCACCTAGGAGACTACCTGCAAGAATTTGGATCCGAAAAACTGGCTAACGGCGTCAAGCGGGTTGGTTCGGTTCTTCACGCCATGCACCACCATGACAATGATTTCATGGCGGACGATGAAGACATGCCACACGCCAAAAAGATCCTGGCGCACCTGGATGGAAAGGAACCAAACAACCTTTATTTTGCCACCAACGCAAGGACGATTCCCGGCGTGGCTCAAACCGAACACACGAACGGCTACAAGGTCATAGCCTCGGAAAAGCCATTGTCTGACGAGTTCATCAAGACGCACGAACTGACCCCCGTGGTTCACGAGGCACCAAAACGCAACAAAGCCACGGAGGCGAAGAAACCCAAGCACGACCCCAAAACGGGCCAGTTTACCGGGGACGGCCGCAGCGATGAGGAACACCCAAAGCACACGGTCGCTCTGCCCAAGAACAAAAAGACACTCAGCCTTGGGGCCACGCACGAGGCAATGAAGCAAATGGGCTACGGCCTGGGTGACTCTAACTACGACCCCAAGACGAAGCAGATGACCTACGACGTGAAGCTGCCCAGCGGGGAAACCAAGAAGGTCAGCACGGACGACCTCAAGGCGCTGATTTACAAACACGCCAAACTAAAGGAATCGAGGCAGTCAAGGCGCAAGATCCCAGAGCGGTGGGTCACCATCGGGGCCAAAAAGAGCAAGGACGGTGGACCAAAAAAAGGCGGCACCCCGGTTGAACTCGACAGCCGGGGAAAGATCGTCAAGGGACCGTCCAAGATGGTGGGCAAGAAACCGCACCAGCTTGACGTAGCCTACGGCACACCCGGCGCACCCAAGGCGGATAAGGAAGACATTCGCAAAAAGGCTAACCAGCTTATCGGTCAGAAGAAACGCGGCGAACTGCACCAGATGCTAGGCACCTTGGGGCACCGTGAACTTAAGAGCCTTGCCAAGGAACACGGTTTACGAACCCCGGGCGGCAAAAAGGAACTGGTCCGGTCCATCGCAGCACAGATGACCACGGACTACCACGGGAAGCGCAAGGTCCACAAGGACGCACGCGCGGCTAACGTCCACCCGCAGGCCGTCGAGGACCGGGCACGGGAAATCCACGCGTTGAACATGGAAACGCACAAGCTGGAGAAGTCCGTCCGGTCAGAGGTGGCCAAGCAATACGCCGCCTACAACGGCAAGCGGATGCCGTCTTACAAGGAACTTCAGGGCAAGGATATTGAAAGCCTGAAAAGCTACGACGTGATCGTGGACAGCCTGCGGAAGGCACCAGAGACGAAACGGTTTTTCGCGGGACTGAACCGGGAAGAATCGGAACAAAAGGTGATGGACCTGATCAGCAACAAACCCAGCCCGGCACCATCACGGACATCGGCACGGGAAGAAGCCCTACAGCAACTCCAGGACAATCCCGACGCAGCGTACTGGCGCAAGGGGCGAGCCAAGGCGGCAACGAGTCACGACGATGGATTTACCCCATTTTCGGACCAGTTTTAATTTCACCCGATTTTGTTTGACAACGGCCACCATGTCGGACAAAATGGCCCCTGGGTCACACCGGGGCAAAGGGGGATTGCGGGAATGGGATCACGATCCAAAATGCCGTGTTCACGGCCAAGGCCAGAGTTAGCAACTGGCCCAATGGGGCGACCTGCCAAAAGCGGTGGGCGTCCCATTTTCGATTACGATTCAAGGAATCAGCGCAGGAAGCGGCGCAGAAATCGCCAAACTACTGAAGTCAATATTACCCACGGCAGGACTGATTACCCGGTACCTTTTTACGCACTCGTTCCAGATCGCATCAAAGATTACGCAATGCGTGTTTTGAGGGCGAAGCTGACCGAAAGCAAAGAACTCGTACTTTACTAATCCACGTGCGGCCCCCGCTGGGCACCACGCACACGCAGCGATGCGGTGGCAGGAACCCGGCGCGGTGGCCCGTGGTGGAAGGGGGAAGCGGTGAAGATCAGCCAAGTAATTGCGCTATTGCAAGCACGCCTAGCCGAAGTGGGAGACATCGAGGTAAGGGCGTTTGACGATGACGGATGCAGGGATCCACTGCGCGTCGTAGCAGTTTATTACGACAAGGGCCAGCCCTATTACATTTACCTGGGTTCATAACCAAATCACGCAGCGGGCAACGATCCTGAAGCTCCAAGATTCACGGTCGAAGGTCAGGTATCGGGGGGTCCCAGGGTGCGTTGCCCTCCCTGCCCGCTGTGGGAAAATGACAGCCGGGAAAGACCGGCACTAAGCAAGGCGGGCGTGCACGGAGACACGCAGGCAGGGGCGCCAGATAAGCGAACTCACGTAGATGCGCGCGCACTACGGAGCAACTTCATACCCGGTTCGACTCCGGGGCCTTGCTCTTGGCCCTTTCGACTGAAGCAGCTTCCCCCGAGCAAGGAAGCAGCAAGGCAAGTCACCTCATTTACGGCGTGAGGAAATCCGGGTTCGAATCCTGGAAGGGCCATTCAATCCGTGCGCGGTGTGGCGGGGACACACGAGCCGTTCCGCAATCCGGCTCTTTGGGTTCAACTCCCACGCACGGTCTTTTCAAGGGGGAATGATGACAAAGGCCCCGCATCACCATTGGCGGCTTGTCTGCACGCACTGTGGGCGGGTCGTGCGCGAGTGCGCGTGCCCTTTGCGGCACACGGGAACGGATGCGGGAGCGGTGCCGGTCAAGCCGACCGTGGACGGGGTGTGTGTGGCGTGTCTGGTGAAGAATGCTAGGGGGTGGCAGCGTGGGTGATGTAATCCAAGGGCATAGCGGCACGGTCAGTTATGCCGGGAAGATTATCCAGGTTGAACACTGGGAAGCGGAAAGGCCAACGGTGAATCTCGTGGACGTAGCCGAAGCGATCAAGAAAGCGTGCCATCGGATTTCCGTGACCATTGCAGGTCTTAAGGTAAATTTCAACAAACTGTCAATCTTCTTCCGTTACCAGCCACAAGCGCACGCTGTCCGGTTTCGGTTAAAGCGCACCCGCAAGCTACAGCGGCGTTACGGGCCAGTGTTCCGGGAGATGATGAGGGGGCAACATCGTGCCTAGCGTCCGTGTGGTCAACAAGCTTCCGTGGGGTGTCAGGCTTGAAGTAATCCGCACGGATGAGGGGACAACGATAGAGCTGCACCGTTCCCCAACGCATTACGACGGGTTTCGGCCCGGCAAGCTGCGGGAAGAAGGCGACGACAAGGGCACGGGGTGGCCAGAGGCAGAGGTGACGGTATGACCCAAGACTACCTTATCACCGTTACCGTGCCCGCAATCAACGGGGACCCGCTTCTCTATTACGCACGCCATGACCTGAACCCGGACATCATCAAGGCGGCTGGGGAAATCGGGCGCAAGATGGCACAGGAGCGGGAACGCAGATTCATTGAAACGCTGTCGGCGGTTAAAGAAATTGTGGAAGGCGAAAAGGCGGAAACATGAACATCGTCACGGATATTGTCAAGCTGACCACCTGGGAGCATTCGGTAAAGGTCAGCGCATACGACGGGAAACAAGATGGAGAAATGAAGTTTAAGGTCAAGATCGACCGGGTGGGCAAAATAGCAGTTACCCGAGATACGGACTCAATGCTTTGCCGAGTTGATTTTACCGGGTCAGCCTTTGAGCTGGAAATGCTGATCGAGGCATTGCAGACGGCCAAGGACATTTACGACCGGGAGAAGTGGGAGTAATGGCCACTTATGCCGACAGCAACGGCGTCACCTTTGAATCATGCGATCAATGCGGCGTGCCCGCTTTTGTCGTTCACTTTAAGGGCAGGGGAAAGCATTTCCGGGTGTGTACGACCTGCCACGAGAAAGCCACGGATCAGCGGGCCAAGTGGCGGGAAGAATTTGACAGGCGGCACGGGACAAAGGGGGAGGTGGGACGATGATTACGATTTTGGTTTTGGCTGGTGCGGCAGCGTTCTTCCTGCTTATCTCGATTGTCCATGACTTTCAGGATCTTGTTAAAAAGCTGGAAGAAGCCGAAAAGGAAGAAGCAAAGAAAAAGGAATCCAAAGCCCCAACCGGATATTCTGGAAGAAGGGAGCCATTAAGCAGTCCTGTCGCTTATTTCACGATTGCACGGTTCCCACGGTAACCCATGGCCAACTACCTCACCTCACCCACTAAGCAACAAGCCGAAGCGATTTACAATCAGCGCACGGTCCAAAAACCATGGACATCTGAACAAACGGAATCGCTAATTATTATCGTGTGCCTGTTGATGTCGTTTATCATTCAGTTTGCTTTGCTCCTATGGTGGGCATCACGAAAGTAACCCATGGCTAATTACCTCACCTCCGTTTTGTCCGCCCACCTCGACACGGCACAGGTCCGCACCTTCCGCCACGCCACCCGCATTGAGAACGGCACGGACCGGCTTATCCTGGCACAATGGCGGCTTGCCCTCCGTGCGCTTAAGTACAGGCGCAAGGGGTGGGAATCCCGGCTGATCAACGCCATTGCGGGCATTGCCCCCGTGGCACGGCAGCGCATCGAGGCAGGGCTAAAGGATCAAGCCAAGTTAGCAGCAAAGACCGCACGAGAAACGCTCTTGGCGCAAGTCCCCGTGCAGGTCCTTTCCGTGGCAGCGGATGCCCACGCCGAGCGATTGACCGAACGCAGGGCGACACCGGCAGAGCGGCGGGAAATCGGGCGCATCCTGTTTCCGCCCATGACTACGGTTCGGGCGGCTGAACTCACCTACAGGCACACGGGGAACGTATCGTGGACGAATCGATTGACCCAGGCTACGAGGTTAGCTACCCCGGACCAGATTGCCCCGATTGTCCACGAGTGGGCGAGGGGCAAGCTACCACCCCGGGAGCTGGAACGGCGACTGATGCCCGTGGTGCAAAATGTCAGGGTGTCGGCAAAAAGGATTGCCCGGGCTGAAGCGGCGCATATCGCCACCGTGGCCCGGATGGAAGAATACGAACGCCTTGGGTCAATGATCATCGGCTATCAGGTTTGGGGAACCATGGACAGCCGAATCAGGCCACACCATGCAGCACGGAACGGCAACATCTATTACCGCAACCCAGGCCCGAATCAGCTTTCTATGGCAGAGATGCCACGGCCCCCGATTGATGAAGACGGCACCCTCGCTTTCAACTGTCGTTGCTGGCTGACCCCCGTGGTGGACGTGCAACCCCAGATCGAAACCGATCCCGCAGCCAAGGCCCTATTCACGGACGCCGCGGGCAAGCTGGTCCCGGACCCCTCCGTCTACAACGACTGGTTTTCCAAGGCATCCGATGAGGACCGCAGGGAAGCGGTTGGCGCACGGCGTTTCCGCACGATGCGGGACAAGCTGCAAGCGGACCCAGACTGGGGGCACTTCCTTGACCCGGAAACCGGCCACCTGATGCCCGTGGACCGGTTGGCAGCGGAAACCGATCGGCAGATGGCGGCACGCATGGCCAAGGTCAATGACCTCTTGGCAAAAAGGAAGGTTTTGGCGGAAAAGGTACTCAACTACGGATACCTTCCCCCGGATTTCGCACGGGCAAGCGATATCAAGAAAATGCGGGATGACCTTCCCAAGGGCTATAAATCCACGTTTTGGCGGGATTACCTGCAAGCGGAGAAGATCACCCAGGCGGCACAGGCTAAGGCGATCAAGGAGCGGGCCAAGGCGGCGGATTACATCCACGCGGTTTCCCACGTCCTGCGGTTCGGGGAATTGCGCTCTTTCATGACCAGCGCGGGCGTGCCCCTGTCCAAGGACGATGCGGCACGGATCGCGGCGGATGCGGGCTTCCTGCGGCACAAGGCCAAGCCGATCAGCAAGGATTCCCGCACCATCCTAGGGCTACCACCGGGCACCATGGCGCAAGTCAGGCTGAAGCCACGGGCAGGCTTGACCGTGCGTAATCTGGCCCCCGTGGGCGTGGACGTGTTTGACCCGGTTATCCGTGGCATGGAACAGGTGGAAGTAGTCGTGGGCGCGGGGGTGTCGCTTATCACGATTGGGGATGTAAGATACCTGCCACCGGGGAAGTATCGGGTGGCGGCTGTCGTGGGGAATGTGGTTTACTTGGGGGCGAAATGAACGGGCTGGGCTTTTTGATCGTTCGCCTCCTGTTGCTTCCCGTGGCGTGGCTGGTCGAGGAAGGGCGGGCGTTTGTAACGAGATGGCGGAAATAGTTCATAGAATGGTATCCGGGCATGGATGCCACCTAAGGAATTCCGCCCAATGCCCCGTAAACAACCCCT